TCTACTGTAAAAGCTAATACAGTCACTGCCTCGACGACTAACGGCAACGTCAGCATCGTCGGCAACGGCACCGGCAAAGTCACGCTGGGCGACGGCAACCTGATTTTTCCAGACGCTGACGGTAGCGCGTCTCAGTTCCTTCAAACTAACGGTAGCGGTACGCTGTCGTTTGCCAGTGTCGCCAGTCCGACAATTAGCCAGTCGTTTGAAAGTTCCGCGCAGACGCTTTCTGCTGACAGCGAAGCGACTGTGGCGCATGGCCTTGGGGTAAAGCCGGAGTTCATTAACCTTATTCTGGAATGTACGTCAGCAATTGATGGTTATTCTGTTGGCGATCACCTTCATTTTGGCGCTGGGTATAACTATGCCGACCGTGGATTAAGCTGTTGGGCAGACAGCACTAATGTCTATTTGACTACAGGCGTCAACTTTATTCTTACCCGCAGAACTGCGGGGCAGGTAGGCGATACTTCGTATGCTGCTTACAACGAGTTTGACGTGATTGTGAGGGCTTACGCATGACCCAGCGTTTCTACATTAACTCTGATGGAACTTATGCAGGCTCATACGATGGGCCTGATGCTGGCAATCCGCACGCAGGAAAAGTTGAGGTACCTAGCTGCCCGACATCAAGTCATCTGGTTTGGGATGGCGCGCAATGGACCGGCCAAGACTGGAACCCAGTAAGGTCGAAGCGCGTCGATCTGCTTGTTGAGGCAGATCACCTCGTCAACATTGCGGCTGACGCTGGTGACGCCGCCGCTGAAGCGGCTGCGCGCTCTTATCGGCAGGCGCTGCGCGACATCACCAATCAGGCGGACCCGTCCAACCCGACGTGGCCGACAAAGCCGGGGGCATAAGCTATGAGTACGATCAAAGCCAATACGGTTACCGCCGCCGACCTAAACACCGACCTTACGCTGACCGGCAATGGTACGGGCAAGGTCAACCTTGAGGCGGGTACGAAGCTGAACGGCACTGCGCTAGGCACTGCTGCTACGCTCAACGCTGGCAGCGGCTCTGGCGACCTGCTCCGCACAGACGGCAGCGCGGCATCGCTGACGGGTATCCCCGCCTATTATGAGTTGATAACGAGCGGCACCCTCTCCGCAGCTTCATCCTTGGCTATTGAGGGGTCGTCTTATATTAACGACAACTATATTCGGTACGTTCTTGAATACGAAGAAACCGGAAATGTAACCGCCGGAATACAAATTACTTTCCGCGAGGAAGCGACTGGTACTTATTTTTCCGCCAATTACGGACATGCTTTGACTGGCGTTAGTGGGGCAGGTAGCGCTTATACTAACTCAGCTTACAACACGTCCAATATCTACCCCAATTTCACTTTTTTCCACCCCAGTCATACGACCGGCACGAAGTTTGAGTATCACAGCTTTCGGGCCAGTGATTGCTATTCCAGCGTATTTTGGCACGGTGGCTATCCCGAGGATTATTATAGCCAAACATCCGTTGCATACGGGTATGGCGTCCTGCGCGACAATGCCGTCATCGACGGCATGAAGTGGACTGCCGTTAGCGGCACCTTTACTGGTCGTTATTGGTGGTACGGATTGAAGGGGGCTTAATCATGGCACGAACAAAAGTCATTAACGGTGTTGTCTACCCGCTGACCGCAGAGGAAGAAGCCGAGGCTGATGCCCGTGAGGCTGCGTGGGCGGCGGGTGCAACCGACCGTGCTTGGGCCGAGTTGCGCGCCGAGCGAGATCGCCTGCTGGCCGAGACGGACTGGGTAAGTCTCCGCGCTGTAGACGCGAGCGCTGACGGCTTGGGCATACAGCTTCCGCAGGTGTGGGTTGATTACCGCCAAGCGCTGCGCGATCTGCCTGCTAACACGGTAGACCCGGCCAATCCGGTCTGGCCTACGAAGCCATCATGATGATCCGCACACTCGCCCTAGCTGCCCTGCTCCTCACGTCTCCTGCAGCAGCGCAGAATGTCGCATGTGTGCCAGACACGCAGGCAGCAGACGCGGCGGCAACCAACGCGGGCGAGGATCTGATTTGGGAGGGGCGCACCAGTAGCGGCGTAGAGATGCGGTTCTATCTGGGCAAGAAGACATGGAGTGTGTTTTTTCGGCGTGCGGATGGCCTTTGGTGCACCAGCCCGACGATGGTCGGAACCAACCGTAAAGCGGAGCGCGTGTAGTGGATCTAAACAAAGACCTAATCGACGCGGCTAGTCTCGCGCTCGTTATTGGCACGCTTGCCGAGTGGCTGCCCCCTGTTGCTGCAGCGATCAGCATCGTGTGGACATGCCTCCGCATCTATGATTGGTGGAAGGCCAGATAGATGGAAGGGGCCATCGACCTGAGAACCGTCCTCACTGTGGGGGGCATCCTCTGCAGTGTGGCGGGGGCCGCCGCCGTTGGTAAGATGCAGTTGAAGGTGATCCAAGAAACCCTACAGGACATCGAGGCTCGCATACGAAAAATCGACCAGCGGATAGACGGCTTGGAAAACGCGCAGGCCGTACTCAAGCAGCGCACGGACATCATGGCTAAGCTCAATGCGCCTGAAGTGCTCGCTACATATAACCGCGAAGTCGCTACCATCATGGCGGACATTAAATACCTGAAAGTCGAAGCTGAGCGGCAACATAAGATCCATAATGGCTCGCATCCAGTCGTCGCCAGCGAGAGGAGAGGCGTATGATCCAAGCACTACTACCCAGCTTGCTGCCTGCGGTAACCGACATCGTCGGCAGGTTCCTGCCGGAGAACGCCGAGGAACGCGCAAAAGCAGAACGCGCAATTAAGGCGAGCCTGACGGAACACCTCGCCAAGGTTGACCTTGCGCAGATCGAGGTGAACAAGGAAGAGGCGAAGGGCAACTGGTTCCAGTCGAGCTGGCGTCCGCTTACTGGCTGGACCTGCGCGGCGTCTCTCGCTTGGACGTATCTACTGCAGCCGATGGTGTCGTTTGTTCTGGCACAGACCGGCCATCTGGTCGAGCTGCCTGCTTTGGATATGTCGCAGATGATGCCGATCCTACTCGGTATGCTTGGGCTGGGGGGCCTAAGAAGCTGGGAGCGTACCAAAGGGGTAGGCAAGTAGCATGGCGCGCGTAGCAATAGGCTTAGCCTCACATTCGGTGAAGGTGCGGAAGCGCACCAGCATCGGGGCGTCGGTGCGCAGCAGGCCGAAGAACAAGCACAAGCGCCGGTCGTTCAAGAAGTATCGGGGACAGGGATGATCGAGAAGCTGAAAGAGCAGATCGAAGCCGACGAGGGACGGGTGCATTGCGTGTACCTAGACACGCATCAACTGAAGACGGCGGGGGTGGGTCACCTTCTGGTCGAAGGCAAAGACCCCGAGTATGACTGGCCGGTCAGCGCGCCGGTTACTTACGAGCGGGTAGAGGAATGGTTCAACGAGGACATCAAGGTTACGCTGAATGAGTGCTGCTGGCTGATCGATGACTTCGAGCAACTTCCTGAAGAAGTGCAACTAATTATCGCTAACATGATGTATAACTTGGGGAGGCCACGGCTGAGTAAGTTTGTCAAGTTCCTTGCAGCCGTGGATAGGCGAGACTGGACAGCCTGCGCTCGGGAGATGGCCGACAGTAAGTGGCATCGGCAAGTGCAGAACCGGAGCGGCAGGCTAATAGAGAGGATGCTAGACGTTGCCAAATCCGGGGATAAGTGAAGAGACCGCTAAACAATTTATTGAGGCGGTTGAGGAGCAACTTAAACTAGGCCGGGTGCCCAAAGGCACCGTGTCTAAAAACGGGCCGGGTGCACTGGCGGCAGCCTGCGAGAAGCTAGGCTATTCAGGCGGCGGAGCAAGCAGTCGGTTGGCTAGTGCGGAGCGCAAGTACCGCAAGGTAGACTGGTCGCTGTACCGCCCCGCTGATCCGCAGGAACAGACGAACACACCAGTGTTCGACCTGCCTGAGTTCCCCACCGACGACATCAGCGCAGAGGATATGCTCGACCACCTGCAGCGCAGGTTCGAGAAGAAGCTAGCGCACGAAGATGCGAAGACGTGGTTCAAGGTCAAAATCAAGACGAACGACCCGGTCGGTCTGGCCGTCGTAGGTGACCCGCATCTCGGCACCCACTGCAACATCCCGCTGCTGCGCAGGGACGTGGATATACTGCGCAGCACCGAGGGGATGCTCGCCGTCAACATAGGTGACACGGCCGACAACTGGGGCCGTATGGTTTACCTGTACGCCGAGGACGACATCAGCCGACCCACCGAGCGAAAGCTAGCTAGGTGGTTCTTGAAGGACGCTGGAGTGCCGTGGGCGGTCTGGCTGCACGGTAACCACGATACAATGCACAGTGAGTTCTCGACGTTCTTGAAGTCCGAGAACGTGGCGCAGATACCGATGGTCGATTGGCGGGCCAAGTTCTGCCTGACCTTCCCCGGCGGAGGTGAGATCCGGGTCGATGCCGCGCACAACCACAAGGGCACGTCGATGTATAACCGGCTGCACGGCCAGAAGCGCGCAGCCCTGTGGGATGAGGACGCCGACATCTACGTCGCCGGCCATCACCATACATGGGGCCTGACGCACGAGGAGCTGGACGACGGCCGCGTCGTGTGGATGGCGCGTGCTCGTGGCTACAAATGGATCGACGAGTACGCGACCCGGCATAATTTCCACCGCGATGAGTACGGCTCCACGATCCTGTTCGTGATCGACCCGGAGGAGGAGAACGCAGTGCGTAGGATCAGCGCGTTCGCGGATCTCGAAGAAGGCGCGGAGTACCTGAGCTGGAAGAGGGCAAAAAAGAAGGCCGCGTGAGCGGCCTCTAGTTTAGGGAGGAACAAGGTACTTAGCGTATCGCGTAACTCTCGAAGCGTCTACCCTTCATTAGCCGGCCCCACTTGTCCTCAGCCTCCTGCGCCTCAGATATGGAGGGCAGCCCAGAGCGTTTACGGTTGCCGTCCTGCTGTTTGCGCTTTGCCTCGATAGCCTCCCGCTTTTGCTTACGCAGCGCCTCGCGCACGATGGCCTCTTCCTCCATCGACTTCTGGGCGCAGCTATAATGATAACCGCTGTATGCGGTGCCCGGAGCAATGCGCTCTCCGCAGCGCACGCACTTCTTAGAACCTGACATAAAATAATTCCCCGTCCTTCTCTTGTTGGCGCAGGTCATCGACCTGCTGTTGTAGGCTGTCTGCCCGGTGGATATCGCCAGCCCAAGCAGCATCGTCCGCCTCCTTCTGGAAGCGGACGATGGCGCTGGTCAGCGGCTCGATTAAACCCGAGTAATACATTCGGGACCGAAGCCGCTGTCGATGCTCTCCGGGCGGGTCAGGGCGCGACCGCAGCGGCCGCACTTGCCCTCGTGCCGGATCTCCAGCGTATCGGGGATCTGGTTGTTGAAGAGCTGCTTCATGGTCCAGTCCAGTGCGCGAAACGACGGCGCATCAGGGTGGCCCTTCTTACCGCCCGCCAGCTCAAAGCCGTTGTCGCGGCGCATGAAGCCGAGGAACAGCCAGTCGCCGTCCCAGCTATTGTCGGGACCGTTCAGCACCTTGACGAAAAGGATGCTGCGGTCGGTCTCGCCGGTCGCCCGATCCTTGGGCGCGTCAATCTTGAAGGTGAACGAGTTGCCGCTGACCTTGCTGGTCAGGGTGAAGCGGGACTTACCGGCGATGATGAAGTCGAGGGCGGTGTTGGCGTCGGTGAACATGGCTTGGTCTCCTGTGTTGGTGACCTGAATATAATACCGTCAGTCACTGATATCAATACCACTGAGACTTTTTTGTTGCCGCTGCAATATGGATGCCGAGGTAGTGTGCGTTGGGCAGGCCCGGCTTGGCGGCAACCTTCTTGCGGGGGAACAGCTTTCGTAGCCACTTCATTTCTTTCTCCTCTGGTTATGTTGCACTGCAACATGATTGAGCATATATACCTCGTAGGAGGTACAAGCCATGACATTCATTCTAGGTGTTGCGCTGGACGCGATGGTCGCGGACAGCTTCTGGGACAAACTCTGGGAAAGGATCGTGCGATATGGAACCCATCGTGCTGACGACGCTCTTCGGAACCCTTACGTTTACTAGCAAGGGCTGGTCGTTCGACGGCCCGTTTTGGAAGATCGAGGGGGCGGCTAAGTAGCCGCCCCTACTTATTTGTCCAGCTTTTTGGCGTAGGCCCGTAGCTGCTCGATCTTTTCCTCGCGCACCCACATGCAGACCCTGCGGTAGCCGTCAGCTACCTTCTTAATCTCGTAGGTCTTCTGCCTCTCGGCTGCTGTCGCGGCCATCACTGGCTCTCCTTTCTGCTTCATCTAACGCCATCACGGCGGTGCGGGCGTAGCCCGCGATATCAACCCAGCTATCCAGATGACCCGGCGTTGCTACCAGCCGCGCCATCTTCAAGCCAATCATCGTAAGCGCAACTCTGCACGCTTCGTCAGGGCAACTCTTTACCACTTCCGTTATGGCCTGACAACGTAGGAAGTTATCAAGGGGGTGCCCGTAGGCACCCTCCCTGATCTGCGTCACATACGCTGTCTGCTCATCGAACTCCTCGGTCCTTGTCTTCATCGAGGAAACAGCTCCAACTGCTCGGGGTTCTCTGCCAGCCACTGCTCGCGGCTGATGATGCCCCCAGCTCCCGGCGTCGATGAGCGCAGGGCGTAATCGATCCGGCTCTCCGCACTGTCGCGCGGCCATGAGCCGCGCATGATCTCGTGCAGGGTACGGCCGATAGCCTCTGCGCTAGCATCTACATCGATGCGGTTGTCCGAGCTGTAGATGAGCTGGCGGATGCTGTGCGGCTTGACCTTGGTGCGCCGCTTGTATTTGACCGGCAGCCGCGTAGGCTCCTCCGGCTTACGCGCAGCCATAGCTTTCAACAGCCGGTGCGCCTGCCGCTCCAGCGCGGCAACCCGCTCTTCGAGATCCTCAATCTCTTTCTTACGCTTGAACATAATCATCTCCTTTAGCCTAAACTGCCCCAGCTTGAGCCTATGCCGCCCTCGACAAGGCGTTCCGTGGGGGCACCCGGAAACACGTCGAGGTATCCTTGCGTCATATCAGTTTCCATTATCCGCAGGCACTCCTGAGCGTCGGCCGTGGCCGCCTCATCGATGAGCGCATCGTGGATAGTGGATAGGATCTTGGTGTGCCGGTGCTGACCGGCGGCGCGCAGCTCATCGAGAGACCGCTTGTGCCGGGCAATGGCCTTAGCCATGACCGACAGGGCCGCTCGCTGCACGGGGTAGTTGGCGCACTTCGGCAGGTCCGGGAAACGGCTCATGTATAGGGTGCCGCCGTCAACGCAGCGAATGTAACGAGTGTCGCTGGCCTCATCCATCATGCGGTGCCGATATCGGAAGGCGTTGCTGTAGCGGTCGGACCAGAAGTCGATGTACTTTTGCGCCTTGTTGGATGAGGTCCGCATGTTGACTGCCAGCCCGGTCGCGGCCGAGCCGTAGATGATGCCGAAGCTCACGCCCTTGGCCGCCGTGCGGGCAGCCTTGCCCTCCGGCGTGGACTTGTCGATGGTCTTGCCGGCGATAACTGAGGCCACCTCGCTGTGCACGTCGCCATACACTACGTCTTCGAGGAGCTGGTCGTCCCCGGACAGAAGGGCCAGCACGCGCAGCTCGATGCCGCTGTAGTCCAAGCTGACCAGCTTCCGCCCCATCGGCGCTACGAACGAAGAGCGCACGCTGGTGTCCTCACCGATCAGCGTGAGGTCACGCGGGATCTGCTGCAGGTTGGGGCCGGACGACGAGAACCGGCAGGTCTTGGCCGCACCGATATTGAACCGGCACCGCACGCGTCTGTCTGCGTGCTTCTCGGCGTTGGAGATCAGCGGGTGCCCGAAGCTGGTCAGGTATTTAGTCAGGCGTTTGTAGTCGCGCAACGTGTCGAGCAATTGCGTGATCGGGTTCTCGCCCAGCGCTGTGAAGAACTGCGAGCCAAGGCTGTTGAGCACCTCGCTCTTCATCGAGAGCGTGCCGGCCTTCTCGGTGCGCGGCCACTTGACGAGGATGTGGTCG